AGTTTTTGTAGCTTCCGCTTACAGGCAGCATCTTTCCGCCGCGGCGATACACCCATACGGATTCCCACTTCTTGTTCTTGGCATCAATCTTGTTCGGGTCAAAGTCCGCTCGTGGGTAGATGGCATGAAGCACGTCTCGCTCCGAGTAAAGATTCGATTCGTAATCTTTCTCAAAGTTTGGATCCGCGTCTTTCATCGTTTCCATGCCAAACTTCTCTGCCATTTGTCGCAGAGTCATTTTGTAGACTCGGTAGTTCGTGTCTACCATTCCAAACTCATTTTCGGCAATGAAGCACTCGCGATAATGAGGTACGGTAAATACTGTTCTTGAATTCTTTATGTCTTCTTCAATCAGAAGATATGCAGTTCCGCAAGTCGCTCCGTCTGAAATAAACTCGGTATTCTTATCGTAAAAATTGGAGCGATTGAAGGCCGAGTACAAGACTTCCTGACATTCCTGAATCCACTTCTGCACCTGTGGGTAAGAGTCAATCCTCTGTCCGTTCCACGCCCTCATGCCTGATGTTCTGGGAAAGTTGATTTTTCCCGGAATTTCCAGTCCAAACCATGCCATATTACGGGAGCAAAGGTTTCCCACCATCCCATCGACAAGCCGGTTACGGGCAAGCATTGCTGCATCGTCGAAGATTTCCTGACCCGTCTGCTGACCAGGCCACAAGTCTCTATCCTGAATGAAACGTCTTCCATGATTTACATACATGATGATGTTGTCAATCATGGGTTCCCAGAAGATTCTCTGGGCTGCGAGTATCTCAAGATATTTCTCAGCGTCTTTTGCTTTTTGGTCTTCTGTTCGTGCGCCAATTTTTGACGGAGCAAAGCTCTTGGTGTTTCCGTAATTACGCGCCGCAGCGAGGTTTGGATATGGCATCGTCTATCCCAATGTCGCTTTCGTTGTGTTGGCGGTTCCGGTAGCACCCAGAGGAGAAGTCATAATTGTGGAAGACAATCCGCGCCGCTTTTGCAATGCTTCTGCCTGCGCCATAGATGCTGCGTTTTGCGCTTCCTCCTGTTGCTGCTGAGTTGTTGTGGAAGATGGGGCTGTTGGCGTTCCCTGCGAGGCTTCGTAGCCGAGGGATGCGCCTGTGCTGGCAAGACCTACGCCGGCGGAAATCAGGAGTGCAGTTGCGGTGCTGATTCCAGACATGACCCCTCCGTCTTGACAATATCATTTTCCAGACCGTGAGACATCAAAAATTCAGTTTCGTCGGTAAACTCTGCCTCAGCTTCCTCAACCGTGGTTGCCGATGTATGGAAAACCATTGTCAACTCGGTATTGCTCAAGGTCACATAAACTTGCTTCCTTCCCGCAGCAGCCGGTATGACGTTGTACCCGTGTATTCTTTGTCTGGAATCCCCCAAAAGCGCATCGCAAATCCCGTTGATTATGACCATCGTGGGTATCTTCACAAGCACGCTGGTGAACAGGACACCGGCAGGTATTCTTACAGTTCTTGAATACAAACCGGCATGGAAGACGTGTTCAGTATTGAATTCAAGCTGAGGACGTTCTTTTATCCTGTCTTCCAAAAGTCTTATCTGCTCAACCATTTCGGTAGGCGTGGCCGGAATTTCTTTCCCTTTGAAATAAAGCTCGGACTCGCTCATACCAGTTTCCTTAGATAAACATTGTTGGTGTGACGGTAACGCAGAGACAGTAGCCTGTCAAACCTGCTTTCAGACGGTGCGCTGTAAAGGAACGCAGAGCATCCCATAGACCTTGCATAGTCTTCAATGAAGTTCAACAACTCGATTCCTTCCCCACCACTCCTGTACCTAATGCTTATGAATATGCTTTCAGTAGTTGCCACTTTCTTCCCGTAGTGCGGTAGGACGTAGATCAGTACAGTGGCAAAGCCTATCAGTTTGTCGTCTCGGTAAACTCCAAATGCCTGAAACCCTCCAGAGTTTTCCAAAACATCATAAAGCTCTGGCTGAGGATTTGCTCGTCCGATTTCAGGGATAGAACATTCAATCGAGTATTCTTCCAGCAACTCTTTGGCGTTGGGGGCATCGAGAATATCGCGGTAACTAACAGGATTTATCAACTCATCCCCTCATGGGTAAACCGTAAAACAGTGGTGAAGACGTGCTTTTTTCTCCATGTTTTTGAATCAACATACGCGCAAGCTCAGGGTCAATCTCTGATCTTGGCGGTCTGTAGGTTGGTTGCTCCAATGCTGCATAACGTATCGTATCAGGGAAGTCTTTGTAGTCTTCTTTTGGCTTGTCGCTGCCTTCCGACCACTGATAATTCCACATGTCCTGAATTGGACCTCGGTCTCCTTTGCAACCTTCGCGGGCAAACATCATTCCCGGAAAGCTGCATCCACGAACAGCAGAGTAGTGGTCCGCAAGATACTCTTTCACCATCTTGTGTCCGAGAGATACATCTCCAGGGTTGGAGCGGGACATGACCATCCTGTTTATTCCAGCGTCTGCCAGCTTTTCTTCCCAAGAGGAAAAAGTCTCACCATGCAAAGGCTTGTGCGCCGCGGCGAATTTTACGTCAATAATCACCATTTCAGGTTCTCGGTAACCATGCTCCGCGCGCTTCACTTTCACTGCCTGGGCAATAGATTCAATGCTTCCCTGCGGCAACAAATACGCATACCAGTAAATCCTGTTGGCAGGTTTACCGTTGATGATTATGTCCTCAGGGGATATTGCTCCAAATATCCATCGCGTAGGTCTTGCGTCGGCGGGATCAACAGCCTCAATCCGCATCCAATCAGATGGTATTTTGAAGTCCTCGTATAGATGCTTGTTTCTGTCGAGCATCTTGTAGACCATTCCAGAAAGATGCTTCCACTTACCAAATTCACGGGCTTCCCGTTCGTCCGGGTCAGTGATGTTTTTCAGGTAGTTATCAATTCCGGCGCGGGGCAGAAATCCCATAATCTCCCCGCATTTCGGGCAGTAGTCCACCGGACGTTCCTGACCTGGTTGAAGTTTTTCTGCGTTATTTTCTTCAATTGTGACATCGCAATTACGGCAGTAGTCCTGACAGTTGTCCCAAGTTGAGCCTTGAAACACTGCAATATCTTGGTCACTTCCGCCGTTGTTAAATGCTTTCATGGAAAGCAGGTCGTAGATGTAGGGTTCTTTCAACGGTGTCATGGTGAACCAGTTGGGACCGTTGGTACTCATCAATCCACGCATTGAAGCTGTAAGAATTTCCTGTGGGGGAGGCTCGTCAAAATGCTCCCAATCAAACACCATTCCTTCAAAGCTCTCTGCTGACTGGACGTAGGAACGAAAATGCGCCGTGGAATTGCATGGTTTCCCGTTGAAGTCGTTGGCGATGGTAAGGCTTTTCATCGAGCCATCTGAGTAGCGAGTCGTAGTCACTCCGCAGTAAGCGGGTATTAGTGACATGAATTCCGGCTCAATTCTTTGGGTCAAAGTCTGACCGGCAACCTCGCAACCCACTAGACCGTTGTTGGGAACGCGAACATTGATTTTGTAGTCGGGGTCGTCCTTTGAAAGCCACGGCCTAAAACCCATCATGTGAGCAATATCTTCCGCAACTCCAATGCTGGTTTTACCCACTTGGTTTCCACTTTCAAACAAGCGAGTTCGTGGTGTTTTGCCTCGGTTGTTTTTTATTCGTATGAAGGGGATTTGAGCGCGATTCATTTTGAGGAAAGCCAACTTCATGTACTGACGGACTTTATTTTCTACAACCGTCAATGATGCAGGATCGTTCCTGTCATATCCTTCAAGGATGTTGGGTACAGGTGTGGTCTTTTCCTTGCGTGCCATTTACTTCTTCTTTTGTGATTTGCGCTTTTGTGCGTAGGCGATGGCCACGGCTTGTTTGACTGGTTTACCGGCACGAACCTCTGCCCGAACATTTGACGAGAATGTTTTTTTGGACGTTCCCCGTTTCAGTGGCATGTGAATCTCCTCTGGTTTATTCTACAACCGGATAACCGTCAGGCCTGATGTGTATTTTGTATTCGTAGCAAATGTCGGCCAGAACTTTTCTGTTGCTGGAATTCGGGACCGACCGTCCACGTTCCCAATTTGTGATGGTGTTTGGGTTTACCGCCATAGTTGATGCCATCTTTTTCATGTCCCAGCCAATGATTGCCCGTATTACTCTTATGCGTGTTGCTTCGTCTGTCATGGAAACAGCATAGCACAGAATCATCAATCTTATTATCGAAATCCATAATTGTTGAATTCTATAGATTTTTGTCTTGTACTAGACTGAAGAGCATTTTCCAGTTCCATTCTCAACGACTCTATGGTTCTGGAATAGCTCTCAAACATCCTTGAGTAGAAATCTCTTTCGCCTTCAGCCCACGGGACTTCTCCGCACATCTTTCGATACCACTGGCCGGTCATGTTCCGATCTGCCAGTATGTACTTATCGAGTTCCTGTTCGATGGTCAGTCTTGGTTTTGTCACTTGATTAAATAAACCTCTTAATTCAAAAGCAAGAACAAAAACCCATATATGCATGATTCAGAGGGAGTGAGCACACTAAAAACAAGGGTGGAATGTTCTTAGTGGCGAAACCAGATGCGGTATGCCGTCATCGTCGGTCGTTTCGCGTTCTATCTGAAAGTCTATCCTTGCTTACGCACGCCTCCCGCAGAAGGACGCTCCTCTAACGACTGGATAGCGGGGTCAGACCCCACAAGGAGCCGGTTTACCTCTCAGGCACAATCCTGATTGGTCGCAATGCAACGGCCATAGGACGAGTCATCATGGGGAGTTTCGAGCCGAATTTTTCGGTGGTCATCCGCATAGTTATCCTAGTGGCAAGTTCATAGTTGCATAAACGATCTTCATGTGTCAAGATGTAATTGTTCGCTGTGTGAGTCCTAATGGCAGATTTACCCACTCGAACATGTTGGTCGCCTCCTAGCGAAGAAAAGCCCCTACCGCTCTGGCTAGGGGCTTTTTTCGGGAATTATATACTTGAGTCCCTTTCACGCAAACTCCATCACTTCCTGCGCCATCCGCTTCGCGGCAATCTCGCAGTATTTCTCTTCGCGCTCAATCCCGACTGCCACCAACCCCGCGTCCTTTGCCGCACGCAGCGTGGTTCCGCTGCCCATGAACGGGTCTAGGACGCTTTGGGATGAGGGGGTGAGGCTCATCACCCATCTCATCAGTGCGACGGGTTTCTGGGTAGGGTGAACCGCTCTTAGCCCACGCTCGCTATCCTTAAAAGCTCCACACCACTGATGATTGAAGATTCGCAGGGTTCCAGCCACATTGCTCCACGCTATCTCTCCATCGGCATAGGAGTTGTTGCCTGTTTGTTTGTTCCACACCAGCGGACCCTTGCAATCTCCCAGCGCAGAGGCAAAGTAGTTACCTCCCCATATCGCATATTTAGGGCAGAAATCCCGAAGCATCACTAGCAGGGCATCATCCGGGCGCATATCCCATTCACTCGCGCTCTTGTCCTCCGTATAGATGGTTTCCTTGCCGAACATCATCCCGCTATCCTGCCGCTTGAATATCCCATACGGCGGATCAGTCAGCAGCAGATCGAACCGCCCCAACTTAGGCAAAATCTCGCGGCAATCACCGTGATAGATGGTGATGCCTCCGTGTTGGTAGTAAGCCGTCATTTACGCTCCAAGGTAGTTAAGTATGTAATTCCCCTTTTTTCATCAATTACGCTGAGGCATCCTGCCATCCCTCGCACACAATGACGTATGCGCGTACTAAGTCAAACCGGGCTACAACTCACGCTTGGGATGTCTGCTAGTGGTTCTTCTACCGGCGTGCAGAGAATCGCACAATTTGCAGAGAAAATAGCCGTAAAGGCCAATATAACCACAGACTTACCGGCACGCTTGAAGTCGCCTATTTTGTTTATTCCAATTCACGGCGGACGACCCGCATACGGCTATGAAGCTACGGTGCTAATATGCCCATCCACCCCACGACTTCCGCCAACCGCTTCTATCTCCACCCACCCATTCAACACCTTCCTTATCCACCAAGACAAACAAACCCCTTCACCCACAGCAGCACTACGCCATTTCTCCAAATCCCCAACATCCACGCGTATTGTCATGCTTATTTTTTGCATGTATTGACACTACATTAATGTAATTGTATTGTCAAGTCAATACGTAAGCCACCCCCGCAGCTATTGCCGAACCCCACGCAAATTTTGCTGGACTCGGCACTCAAACCGCGTGCATAGTCTTTTACGGGAAAAATTTGTGTGCGGGATAGGACGACCCTCACCCACCCCGCCTCGTATGGGGGGCTAGGGGTCACCCCAGATTGCTTTTTGATGGCCTCGCATATTACAGAAAATAAATAACTTAGCACGGTTCATCGCTGCGTTACTGTGTGCATTGTGCAACGCTGTGCTACTCACCCTATAATCGACCGCTAATCACCTGCGGATTGGCAGACCGCGCTCGTATAGCCTCGGCTACGCAAGAGCGCATCGATTATTACCTGCGCTGCGTCGCGGGAGCTTCGCGAATCACAGTTGATGAACTCCTTGCGCGGCAAGCTGAATATCCCGCCGCCTAGTCTCCGCCGCGCCGCATCCACGGTAAGTGGAGCGTGAGGTTGGTAACCTCGGGCGGTACGTAACCCGCTAGAAAGACTCCCACTATGAGCCGTTCGACCATTAGCACTTTCCAGCTCTTTCAGATGTTTCCCGATGAATCAACGGAACGGGAGTCAAGTACGTAAATCCCATTCCATTGACTAACGCACGGTGCAGTCCGGCGAATTATTTTTCGCTGTGCGTGGTGAGCGTTTCGACCGGAATCGCCGCGGATGTTGGTCTGTTCTTGAGTGCCTCGACTACGTCCAACAAAACACTCACGTTAATGCCTGTTGCCTGCCCCCGTACCAGCCGCGCCTTGTCCTCCAGTATCGCCGCGCCGGTTATGATTTCCATAGGCTTGCTTTTATCTATCTTCTCCTGCGTCAGGGATGA